AGCTTCAAAAGTTCCAGCAGTATCTACCCCTCTTGCTTGAGTCACCTAATGTGAACAAAGAAAAGCTGGTAGGTAAACTATTGGACTTGCTCGGAATGCAGGACCTGATGCAGGACACGCCGCCCGAGCAACCAGCCGCCCCACCTGGCATGCCAGGCATGCCTCCCGGATTACCTCCCGGAGCTGCCCCAGGAATGCCCCCTCTCGGAACTGACGCTGCGGCGGGTGGCGGAATGCCTACCGGTGTAGAAGAACCCCCACAAATCCCACTGCCAGGAGGCGGCCCAGGGCTGCCCGTCTAGGAGAATATCATGGCATTTAAGTATAAAAGCCTCGGCACCGACAAGTCACTAGAAGAAGTCGCTCGTAACGCTCTCGCGAAAATCCATGGCCCAAAGGGGGCGCTTTCTGACGAAGAAGAGGACGAAGAGCAACGCGCTAAGGCCAAGGGCACCCGTCGAGGCACCCCGAAAAAGGCACCGGCTAAAGCTTACAAGAAGCAGAAAGAAGACCGGGATGACAAGAAGACAAGCACAGCCCAAAAAGAAACCTCTCGTGATAAATCTCGTGCCCGCGCCCCTACGTCAAGGGTCTCGACGCAAGATTTTGATAAAGACGCGCCGGTAGGACGGAGAACTAAAAGCAGGACTTCGCCTCCTCCCAAAAATGTCACAGCCCCTTTTGACGACTGATGCGCCTCCCCGTTAAAAAAATCCTTGATATTGTAGCGACCGTGCTCCGCATTGTCGCTCCCTTGGTTAAAAAAAGGAAGAAGCAATGAAAATGCCCAGCACAAAAAAAGCCGCTTCTAAAGCTTTCAATGGACACAACAAGGGGGAGTCAGCTTTAGAGCTGAATGGTAAAATAGGCGGGTCGGCAAAAACGAAGCGTAAAAAGAAGCCCAAGAAAAAGGCAACGTACTAATGCCTAACATGCCTAACAAGTTAAAAGCCGCTCAAGAAGCCCTGCTTAAAAAGCACTCAAAGCATCATAGTCCCAAGCATATGAAGATGATGCGGGACATGATGTCCAAGGGCAAGACCTTCACGCAAGCGCACGACGCGGCTAAGAAAGAGATGGGTGATTGATGCCGATGTACGACTTTAAGTGCCCCGATGGATGTGGTTACTTTAACGACGTTTTTGTCCCGTTGGCGCAGCATGGCAAGACAACCTGCCCTGAGTGTGCTGCGCTAATGACCACGGTTATCAGCGATGTCGCTCTTATTGGCCCGATGCCCTCTAAGCCCTTGGTTGTCGGCCAGGTAGGCCGGACGTTTGAGTCGGGTTCAGAGTGGCGAGAGTATCAGCGTAACAACCCTGACTGTCAGATTTTGTCCTCGGACTCTACAGCTTGGCGCAAGCACAGGGATATGGCGGCGGAAAAAGCAGAGTCACGAGCGCGTAAAGCCGGCTACCGAGACCTTGAGGACAAGAAGACTCGCCGTAGAAAAGAGAAGGATAAACTTGCTGGCAGGGTTGACAAGAAAATCTATGTCCACTAAAGACTCTATGAGGTGCCTATGCCTATGATGCAAGATTTGATCGCTCAACTAAATGAAGCTCCCCCTCAGTCCGAGGGTGAGTTACGCGAGCTTCTTGCGGGAACAGGTTACGACCTTATTATGACCGAGCCCTCGATGGAGGGTGACGACGATGGTGAGTACATGGAAGACATGGGGCCGGAGGAAGAGCCTGATGTTGACATGGAAGACGAAGAGTCCATGGAGATGCCCGCTGACCCGATGTCCCTTATGGCCGGCATGATGCCCCCGGCTATGGAGGAGGGCAACGACCTAAGCCAAAAAGGCCGGGGTAAGATGCGGATTCAAGTGGCCAAGTTTGCGTTGAAAGACGACAAGAATAAGAGAGGGGAAAGCTATGAGTGACGAAGATCTTGAGGCGGGGGTAGAATCTCCGGTGATTGAGGCAGTTGAGGCTTCTGTTGATTCGGCCCCGGTTGACGCCGTTTCCGATGAGGCTCCTGCCGCTTCGGACCCCTCCCTCTCCGACGACACGGCGCCCGACGATGACGCCCCCGTCTCTTTCCCTTCGCATGACGATTTTGGTTGGGACGATTGGGACGGAGCCGCGGATAAGTTGCCAGAGTCTGTCCGGGGCTGGGCGGACAGGGTCACCTCTTATCACTCTACACGGCATCAGTCAGAGCTCCAGGCTCAACAGCAGCGACTCAAACAGCAGCACAACCTGTATGAGACCCTGATCTCTGGGCGGGAAGACCCCCGGGTTGCCGAGCTTACCACCAAGCACACAGAGTGGGAAACTAAGCACGCCGACTTGACGGCGAAATACTCCGCCCTTGAAGATGAAAAACGCATCTACGAGCAAGGGGTACAACAGTCTATTGAACTGGAGGCCGAGCGTTACGCCAAGGCTTTCCAGGAGTCCAACACGGACATCTTCAATGACGACGACCTATCTAACTTATTTGCAGACCTGCTCGAAGAGGGTTGGGACCTTGACACTGCTGCGGAAGCTTCGCGCCTTCCTCAATCAGCGCTTAAGGTTGCAAGAGGGGCCAAGGTAGATGGCGTTCCAGATTCGTATGCGCTCAAACTTGCGCGCGGTACGAAGATGCGGACTCCTCAACCACGGCCTGGTGCCAAAATCACGTCCGGGGCCACAACCCCCAGCCGCTCAGCAGAGCGTGTTGAAACGACGGATACAGGCGCAATGTCCTTGAAGGACTGGCGAAATCACGTTGCGCGCAATGCTATGAAAAAAACTAACAGGAGAGCCTAAACATGGCCATTTCACCCGACGTACTGGCGACGGCGCTCAATGAGCTTATGCCTTCGTACAGCGAGATGTTCGTCAAGTTTCACCCCTTGATGGAAAAAGTTATGAACAACGGGAACCTTTCCCGTGATGCCCTGAAGGGCCCGAAGCGAGAGTTTGCTGTCGTGACTGACGGTCCCGGTACTGTGACGCAAGTCAATACCGGATCTGAAGTCATCGCAGGCGGTCGCGCTCAGAACGCACACCGAGGAAACGTGGTTGCACCGCGCCTCATCTATGCATTCGACGTTCCCGGCAAGGATTTGGCTGAGGCCAACGGCGAGATGGACCTCGCACGAATCCTCCAGCACTACCCAGAGTTGGCGCTGTCTGACTTCCATGAGCGAATCGCTCGTCAGCTTGGTACAGGCGACGGCGAAGGTGTTGGCGGCTTTGCCACTCTCAACGGAACCGCAGACTTCACACCTGATGGCACAGCCCGAGACGGCATCCTTCAGTTGTCTAAATCCTCGTCCAACACTGTTCACGGCCTTGCATGCTCAGGCGCAGCGACACCAATCGCAGGCTGGAACAACCAGTACGAAGACATCTCGTCTTTCGCCGTCAACGGCCGTAGCCAAATGCGTAAGGCTTACTTTGCCGCATCACGCCAAGGCAAGACCTCTGGTCCTGTTGACTTGATGATCGGTGACGAGGCTTCTTACCTTAACTACATCGACGACTTGGACGACCAAGTCCGCGTGGTCAAAGTTGAAGGCGACAAGGCTCCCGCTCTTGTACGTCAAGGCGTCAAGTTCCTTGAAGCTGACTTCTTCCTCGACGATGCAATCGACGTCACCAGCGCTAAGCTGAGCGGCGGCGCAGGCGCAGACGGAATCATCTACGGAATGAAGACTCCGACTTGGCACTTGTTCACTCTTGGCCACGATGCGTCTCGCGAAACGAAGGGCGACTTCGCTCTCCGTGGACCGTTCCGAATCCCTGACCAAGATATTTTCCGCTACGAGTTGGTGCTCATGATGGGCCTCCACACTACGCAGCTCCGTTCCAACTTCGTCGTAACCGGCGCAGGCACCCCATAAGGAGTTTATCATGGGTTTCACAGCAGCGGGCATTAGCCCGACTACAGTCACTACTACCGCACAGGGTGCTCAGGCACCCCTTGGGTTCCGTCTTGCGGTTCCTCAAGGCGACAACGGCATCGCTGAGTACGTCTACATTAAGTCGGCGGGAGATATTAAGGTTGGCAACATCTGTGGCCAATCGGGCGTTGTTCCTTACAATGCTACTCTTGCGACAGCTGAGCTAGACGCTACCAAGGTTTACGGTGTGGCGCAGGTAGACATTCCTAGCGGATCGTTCGGGTTCGTCCTTGCGCGAGGATTTTGTCCTAAGATTGCCACGGCTAGCACGACTGCGCCGGCGGAGGGCAATCAGATCAAGGCGGGCCAAGTCAGCAGTGCAGATGGCTTTGCGCTGGCAAACAATGTTGCAACCGATGCAAGGGTTGCAGGCAACTTGGGTCACCAGCTTACCGTAGGAGTGGCTGACACAACTGTCGGTGCGTTCACCTACGGTACAGCAATGATCGACTGCCGAGGCTAGTAGATGAATCTCAAAGAGATTCGGGACGCGATGTTCGCTCAGGCGGACTGGGCACCGACCCAGTCGTCTGAAGCGACATCTCGCGTCAATAGCTTCATCAACCGGGCCTACAATCAGTTGGCCTTGGAAGCTCCGTTTCTCTTCTTCGAGTCTAGGGTGCATCTGGCTACCGAGCCTGACGTGCTTCCTAAAGCAGGGAATGCTGCGGCAGGCCTGTCGGACAGGTGCCGCTTGTACTTTGCGGTTACGGGCGCCGATCCTGCGACAGCAGGACTGAAAGACCCTTGGACTTGGGAAGTCACCTACACGGTGGCACAGTCCAACGATGCGGCGAACAACCTTACGACGTGGAAATACGATCGTTCTTGGGATGGCCGCATGATTGAGATCACAACCGAAGACGGTACTGTGATCCGAAACCAAATCCGCTCTATCTGGTTTGCTCCTTTTGAGGACGGCACTGTAGGGCGGTACAGATTTACACTGGTGCATCCATGGAGCATCTCCGATTACGGGGATGGGCATACCAACGCGGAGGGCAACGCCTTCGTAGGCTTTAAGTATCGCGTCTACACGGATGCCTACGCTTTACCCGACGACCTCATCAACTTGAGCTCAGCCAGGCTTCGGGACAACACAAACAACTTCCCTCTAGACGTCTTGGGACAGAGAGAGGCTGAGAACTTTCAGCTTGACGGACCTCCTGCCGAGGTCACGAGTGGCATCCCTCGCGTTATTTTCCGTAGGCAGCACGTTCACATGCGAGGACCCAGCGTAGCGCCCGTTGCGAAGGCAGCTTTGAAGGCGGACGTTAAACCCCCAAACCCGGCGACTGTCCCAAACCCGGGCTCGCCAGGCAATCGGGACAACCCTACTTTAAGTCATGACCCCCAACTTGTCAGTCTGACTTTTGACCAAAAAGAAGAGGG